AGAATGGTCAAGGACTTGGCTGGCTTGCAGGATTCCTACAAGGGGGTTCACTACGACAATGAAATCGAAAGGGAGCTGGACATGTATGCCAAGAAGAAGTTCAACGGCAGAGAGCTTGATCCAATTGAGCGCCAAGTGTTTTTAGAGAACCTAGCTAAGAATAAAATACTTAAGCGCGGAGCTGGTGGGGTTAATCAAAATGCAGTAAACCAAAGAACTATTGAAGTTCTGGATCAGGATAGACGAAAGAAGTTCTACGCTAGTTCTGAAGAAGCGCTGGATACCTATGTGGAGTCCATGATCTCCAGTATCAATCAAGTTAAGCTCATAGGCACGGCTCGAATGGAGAAGGGCAAGAGAGTTCAGTCTGGACTTCTAGGGCAAATGCTGGACGCGGATTTGCAAAGAGGAACTTTAAGCAAAGAAGGATTAAATATCGTTCAGGATGCAGTGGAAGCTAGATTCGGAATGCATGGTCAGCAACACGGATTTATACGCGGAGCCAAGAACGCTGGATATATAGCCGCTATGGGTAACATTGGATCCGCTATTACTCAGATCGGGGACTTCTACTTTTCCGCAGTCCAAAACGGACTCGTAAATACCGTTCAAGCGGGATTGTCCAACAAAACTCTAAGCAGAGAGGATGTAATGGGCATGAAGAACTTAGTTACCATTGAAGCTAAGGACGGTGGCAAGTCCTTTCAAAAGGCAGTGGACTTCGTCTTCAAGGCATCTGGTATTACTGCCATCGACGGATTTGCTAAGGACACAAATATAAATGCAGCTCTACTGGACATGCGCAAGAGAGCAACAAAATCTAAGGACAGCAGAGCGTTTCAAAAATTACAGAAGGAACTGTCGCAGTATCAGGGACGTGATAGTGCTCAAACAATTGCTGATATAAAGAATGGGGTTAACAGTGACTTAGTGCTCGAGGCTTTATACAACAGGCTTTCCAACGTAGCCCCAATATCTTTGTCGGAAATGCCAGAGTCCTACAACTCTAATCCAAACGCTAGAATTATATACAGCTTGAAGTCCTATACCATCAAGCAATTTGATTTCATCAGGCAAGAATCATTTAATAAGATGGGGAGCAGCAAAACATTTGCTGAAGGCGCTACTCAGCTCATTCGTATAGCTACCCTAGCTATGGTAGCTAATGGAAGCGCGGACGTCCTGAAGGCTATTCTCTTTAACAGAGAGATAGATGAAGAGGATTTAGTTTGGAATAACATTCTTCGTATGTTTGGCATAACGAAGTATACTACGGTAAAGGCTAGGCAGGAAGGTCTTGGGGATGCGTTTCTCAAGACTATAGCTCCGCCGCAGTTTGGTATGCTCGATGACTTCAGTAAGGATTTTGACAAGGCTGTCTCTGAAGGGACCTTTGATATCGACGAGCTGAGATCCGTGAAGTATCTTCCGTTTGTAGGTAAGCTGTACTACTGGAGAGAAGGCAGGGGTAAGGACGTAGAGAGAAGAGTCTCTAGGTTAAACGACTAAGAAAAAAGCCCCCACTCTCTATGGAGTGGAGGCTTCAAAAGACCCAACAATACGGGTAGGAACAGCGACGTAGAACCCGTTATCTAGGAATCACTTCCTAGAACATCTTTTGTTTGTCACTTTCGTGAGCGATTCTTTGCCTTACTTTGGACTCTCAAATTTGATCTACGGTTATTAAGAGGATTGCCATCCTTGTGGTCAATGTCTTTGCCATGTATTTTTCGCTTACCTACGCTTTTTTGCATTTTGCGTCTAGCTTTGTTTCTGGACGAACGCTTTTTTCGTTGGTCTGGTTTTGAATGGTAGTCCTTGTATTCCTTTTTGTAATTGCGCATTATTCTCTTTCTTCTAGATTCTGAAGTGCTCGATCCTCTAGTATACGCACCTTCCCTTTTAATTTTTCAATATCCTTGTTGAGAATCTTATTCTGGTCAGTGAGCGCTTCCAGAGCGATTGTAGCCGCCCCCAAGCCCTGCTTTAATACTTCCTCTGCGTTTCTGTTGAATAGTGACTGCTTAGCTCTATTATCGCTCATTCTTTCTCTAGATGTATATGTATTTGGATTGTGAATCATTGGAATCTCCCAACGTGGTTTAAGAATTTAAAGACACCTTCGGTATCTCTCTCGCCCTCTCTGTTTTTGGCGATTTTGTATTTCATTTCGATGTAGCTAACTCCGTTGGAGTCCACCATTTTGGACCTGTCAACGTCCCCAAATTGGGAAGCCCACATCAGGAGTATTATATCAGCATCGTTTTCTATGTCCCCAGAATCCTTGAGATCATATAGCCCTAGACCTGTCTCTCTCTTCGCTCCCTCGCGGTTCACTTGCGCTAAAAGGATTACGGGAATATCCAGCTCGATGGCTAACTGCTTGATGCAGTGCGAGTTATGCGCAATGCCATCGTTCTTGCTCATTCTAGCATCGAATGAAATCAACTGAAGGTAGTCAATTACTAGAACCTCTATGCCATGTTTTCGCTTCATAGCCCGAGCCTTAGACCTGAGGTCATCCGCGTTTCTAACGTAGTGCTCCGTATGTATCGGCGCGGCGCTTATCCTGTCTGTAGCCGCAAAAACTCTGTCTGCCTGATCCCTGCTTGGCATTCCCTCACGGAATATTTTTAAATTAACTGCGCTAGATGTTTGAATCATGCGCTTAGTCAACTGCTCGGATGGCATCTCAAAGGAAAATATACCCACTGACTTTTTCTCAGTTATTGCGGCGCGAAGAACTATATTCAAGGCTAGCTGTGATTTTCCGCAAGATGTTGGGGCGCTTATAACAAATACCTCGCCCCTCCCTATGCCACCCTCGTCCAACTTCATGTCCAAGTGCGAGATCCCAGTACTTAAACTTTGCACCTCGTACGTCCCGTCCAGCATCTGCTGAAACTTAGTCTTCAGCTTACTTGCGGACTCAGATAGATTCTTAGAGGATCCTACATTTTTGTTAGCCCTGAGTATCTCAGCCTCGAGCTGAACCGCAACTTCGTCGGAGCTTTCCCCAGAAGTTAGATCCTCAGTAGCTGACCTAGTAGCTCGAAGTAACTGACGAGCTCTGCTTCTCTCCGAAACTATCTTTGCAGAAGATAGCGCAGGTAGCGTAGTACTCGCAGAATCTTGGATGCTATATATATCCGAGAGATCAACATCAACTTTCGCGCTTCGGATTTCATCGAGTAATAAAACGTCATCAATGACTTGCCCCTTCGAGAAAATTGTTTTGATGCATTTAAATAGTTGTCTAGTTTTTTCATTATAAAAATCGTCCTCTTGAACGATGCTTGATACTTGATCGAATACATCGCTATCCCCTTGCAGAAGCAAGCAAGCGATTAATATCCTCTCCGTTTGAAGGCAGTACGGCTGTTCCATTATGTATTTTATTTTGTTTTTGTATTAAACCAGACGCTCTAGCTTTAGCGAAAAGCACTGTTGATTGCTTAGCTAATTCCTCAAACGCTGATTGTGATTTCGGGGTTCCCCGAAGTCTTTTGTAGTTGTCAATGTAGTCCATGCTAGTGTGATAGATCGTCAAGTTCAAGAGGAAGATACCCCTCATCAATTTTTTGCTGAGTCCACATCCAACAAGCCATATTCCATAGGACAGCTCCGAAGTGGTCCTCATTTATTTCTCCATCCCTGCAAGACATCAAGTGCCTAAAGGCGGCGTCGCAATATCTAGATGTAGGTATCCCCTTCTTCCAATTGTCTCTACCATATTTAGTTGCTCCGTCTTCAAAACGCCTAGCCATCGCCATCATAGCTACCGTTGGTATCATACTTGGGTATCCCTTTCCCCGCATGGAGTCACGGACAGCCCCCGAATCGAAGGCTGTCCGCTCCCCAGAGTCTGGGAGTCCCGAATCTATTTCGGGTTTCTTCATCCTAGAATGGCTCTTCCTCCTTAGCTACTTCTACTGTAGCAGGACGCTCCTCGAACTCAGAAATCGCTAGGGATAAATACTTACCCACTTTAGCGCTCTCTTGCTTCCAAATGGAAACTCGGAAATCGGTTCCATTGACGTTGATCTTACCAGTAAGGTCAGGCTGTGTTTCCTTTTCCTTACGCTTGTTTACGAAGGCAGCGCCTCGATTTGTGTTGTCGTATGTTTGTGACATGTTGCTTTTTCCTTTTGTTAGGGTTAAATGATATCGTCGGAGCTAACCTTGCTAGCTACCTTTTTGGGTGATGGCTTATCTTTGCCGTGAGTATTCGTTGCGTCCGCATCGCGAGCATCATCAATGCATAGCAATCCGTTCAGTGAATACTTTCTAGCGTAGGAGCTAGCCGATCCAGTGATTTGGCTATCGTCCATACCTTTGCGATTCTCAGCTTCTCTGGCATAGCCAGTGCTTTCGGCGATGAGCGCATTGGTTTCTGCGTCATACAGTTTAGATGTAGCGCAGACGTACACCCTGTCGTATGTGGATTCAATCGTATCCGATACAATCAAAACGAGCTTAAGTTCAGATAGATGCGGTTTAGAAGCCTCGAGTATATCCTCGCAACTTCTGTAAGAATAACCCCCAAAGGAGTTACGCTGGTTTTTAGGGGCTTTGAGCGCCGCCTGTAGTTTTTGTAGCTTTTCCATATTTATTTCGTTGTGTTTTTTATTAACGACCCATACAATATAGATCGTTCCTTAGAGTTTACGCAAGAGTTAATTTCACTTTTTCTTGCTCCAAATTTTTTAAGAACAAATAACTGATCTTCCTTTTTTATTCTAGCAAAACGGGATATCAATTGCTTGGCTCCGACTGGATGTAGTATATTAGTTTTATTGCCCCCGAGATAATCCGCAACTCGATGTATAGCCTCGTGTTTTGTGCCGACGCACTTGGACTCGCAATACCTGTGAAAGAAATTTTCTACCTTCCCAACTAGGGAGTTAGCCTCCCTAGATATTACTCCTCGTATTAAACCCGTTCGATGGCAGTGATCCACTACTGGGTCAATCATAGGGCATCCGAGTATAGGACAGGCGGCTGGAGTATTTTCTTTTCTCCACTTAGCTAATTTGTTTTGAGGGATATATTTCATAGTAAAATATTAAGGGCGAAGGGACTTGAACCCCTGACCGTCGGTTTAGAAAACCGATGCTCTATCCAGCTGAGCTACACCCTCGAATGTTCGCGTCGCGGTTAGCTGGCTGGCGAACGGCAACCAATTATGGGCGTTGCTTAAACCCTGCTGAGCACTCACGACTTACTCACAACACCAGTTGTCTTAAGTTAACCCAAGTAATCCACTCTTCCCTTCTGATACTTTAGGTCTAAATTTATCATCCATTTCCTGTACGTGCTGTAATGCACCTTAGCACTTTTGCAGGCTTCGGTAGTTTTCATACCCATATCTCTTAGCTCGTGTATATGCAGAATTATTTGCTTTCTTTCGGAGTCCTCGAGTTTTCTTGAGCAAGGTCTATGTGCGTCGCTCTTTAAAAAATTATTAGTGCCACTTTTTTTAATAAAGTCTTCGTCCTCCTTGACTGCCTGTGCTATTTTTTCTTCCGCCCACCGCATGAATCTGCTGATGGATGCTCCCGTTGTTGCCGTTTCCATTTTTCCCTTATGTTATTTGTTTTAGTTTTGATATAGGTAGATTATAACAATCCGCTCTGAATGTAAAGTTATTTGATGCATCGTTATCTCCAGCCTTGTAAAGCGTAGCATCCTCGAAGTATTTTTCTTTGGGGTAAGCGCCCAGCAACCAAGCTACGGTGAAGTCCGTCTTGATTCTGACGAAGTAATAGTAATCACATTTCTGGGTTGTATTGAACCCCATTATACTGCAATCATAATGAGGAAGCGGAGCAAACTTAGCCCGCTTGCTCTTAACGTCTATCCTTATGTCCCCGAGAAGGAGGTCGTAGTCATACGTGTTTTGAACCTCAGCCCCAATGTGCTCAGCCGCAACGAGCTCTCCTACGAAGCCAGCTATATTTCCCTCCCCCTTAGTAACTGAGTTTTTTAGCAAACCCATTTCTTCGGATTTGCTTTCCGCAATTTCCATTTGCTGTTGGGTTATAGGGACTTCAATCATGGGGCTGGTATCTCGGTTATGTCTATTAGCTTACCTCGAGCACCCCTTTTCAGGATGCCAAAACCGTCTCGATCCAAATTGTTTTTGAATACCAACTTCAGCGCACTCCTCTCGTCGTGAGCCCACTTGATGCATTCTCCGACGTAGTCATCCTGCATATCCCCGTGCTTGTACCTTACCTTATATTGACGCATCGTCGTGCTCGTATATAGAGTTCAGGTCCTTAAGGATCTGAATGGTCATATCAATTTCCTCCTGTAGTATACTTTTCTTTTTTTCCAAGATGTGACCAATGTCTTCGTTCATGAAATCCATCCAGTATAACGTAGTCAATAGCTTGGCTCGAAGAATGCCCTTGTAGCAATCCAAATCACTCCACACTTTGTGGTGATGGTCTTTGGAATCAACGTCAATACAAATTGATATGCATTTTGGGATGTAGTTCAGGTCGTGCATTCTAGCAAACATCCATGCCTCGATAGCCAGTTGTGAACAATCCTTATTGTAAAATTTGCCCTTGCCTGAGCCCTTGCACGATCTGCACTTGTAGTCCGCAAGCATGTAATTCCCTTCGGCGTCCGTCCCGATAAAGTCAACGGACCCAGCCAACCGAATATCGTCATTGAATGCTACGTATTCAGCATACTTTGCAGTCACCCCCTCTTTGGACATCCAAGATACGAAAGGCGTAGCGTATGAATCGTATTCAGAGAAATCCATTGTCTCGCCCTTAACGTATCCCTCCAGCCTAGCATGAACCGTTGTACCGAATTGCGAGCTGGGAATCTGCTTCCCAGTGGATGCACAAGTTACGGTCCCGTAGGTCAAATCAGCTACTTTATTTGCTGGAAGCGCGGGGTACTCCCTAGCTAGCTCAATTAACTTTTTAGGTTTCCAGATGTAATCTATAAAAGAATCTTTTTCGATCCCCAAAACTGTAGTTACGCTTGGATAATGCCCAGCTTTTCTCGCTTGAGGCGCTGTGTTGCTTTCCGAGAGGAATCCCTCTCCGCTTGATGTATCGTAGAAATGACTCATAGTTCTATTACTTCGGGTTTATCTTTATACACGGGGACAAGTCTTTCTTCGTCTTTTTGGCGATCATCCATGTCCATTAAAAATTCTATAGCTTCCCTCAGGTAGCCCTTTGATTTACCAGTTGGATAAGTGACTAGCGGCAAAGGATGCAAGAGGGAATGAACCTGTAATGAATCCTCGTTGTGCGTGAATGTTAATTTTCTTTTTTCGATGTAGTGCAATACATCTTCGTCAGTTCTACTTCCTTTTTCTTTATACATATGGCTGTTCCTCCTTAAGGGTTTCTTTATTATTATTATTGTTTTCTAACTGGTATTGCTTTGCCCTTGAGGACAAATGCTTACTTAACCAAGATTTGTAAGTGGGATTCCTTTGGACGTCAAGCATAAGTGCATCACTTAAAGTGTACCACTTTGTTCGATCCGCCCGCATTTTATTGTACGAACCCACCAGTATAGCTCCGCCTTCCCTCAGATCCTGCAAACATTTTCTTATCTGCTTTTGCGTTAGGAATGGAAACTCGTGTCTAAATGCGTTTACAGAATTATACGTCCAGAATCTGTTATCCTTGAAGTTTTTTCCGTAGACGCCGTTTCGCAGGACCCACCAGATAATGTATTGAAGCATTACTGATTGTTGAAGCCCATACTTCTCGGCGTATTTTGAGTTAAATGAATAGTTCATATAGCAATGCGCCCGTAGCTAACGTGATAGTTAACTACGAGCGACTTCGCGGCGGGTTACCCCCTGAAGTTAATCCCCTTACTTGAGGATAAACTGTGCAGATGATTTTCTTCGTCGATCTGCGCATTAGCCAATTTGTATTGGTCATCCGTAATACCAAGCATATCCTCAAGGATATCCTTAATATGCCTCGTGCTTCCGATGGACTCGTCTACGCCCGCGATTGCTTTGCTGAGGGAGTCAATCATTCCCATTTCTGTCTTTGTTCCTATTTTCATATCGCTGTTTTATTTTTTTGCTAATTTACTGTCAATTATATTTTTTCTTACCTTGTTCCAATAGGCGTCCGTAGCTGATTTCTTCCATCCGTTTGGACCACCGTTATGTATCCTAGCTATGTCCTCAGCCGTGACCTTGCGCCCTAAGCGCTCCTTCGTGGCGTATCTGGACATATAAGCTATGAATATATCTATGGACGTTTCCCTGTCAAAAGCGTCCTCGTGGACCCAATCTTCTTTGGCGTATTGCGCCGCATCCTGCACGTAAGCGGAATGCATTTGCAAACAGCCGAATGCTAAACCATCGTCACCGATAGCTAAATCATTGCCTGAGCTTTCGATTTGGATGATGACCATAATTAATGCCATTAAGTTTATGCTCATAATATTTCCTTTTGTTGTTTGTAGTTGTTGTCCAGTATCTGAATCTTCCAGCTACCTTTAGATTGAACCACCCACTCTTCCAAGTGCGCGAGATCGTCGGAGTCCAACACCTTGTCGGAGGTGATGGACGTGAATCCAATGAAGTTGCAATCCTCATCCGTAGTGAACTTCACCAAGACCCAGCAGGACTCGAATCTTGAGTTGTCCATGTTTAACATATATCCGTATTGTTGTTCCATAGTTCTATTTTCTTTCTGTCTAAACGTAGTTATTATACTGTCTGGATCGGTGAATTCACATATCCAGCTTTCTAGTTGTGCGCGATTTGCTTTCGCAATATCGACGCCTTTGATGTTTGCGTAATCACTTTCTCCGCGTTTTTTGGATCCAGAGATATACCGCTTGAGTACACTGTTGTTACTGACTTTTTTCATGTTATTATTGGTTATGATTCGTATTCCTTGCATCCCATTTGAAATCCAAATGAGTAGTCCGCGTGTCGATCATCCTTAATCTTGTACGGCGGGTTGAAGTTATCTCCAGACATTGCATCGGAGAAACCTTTGTTGTACGCCGTCCGAGAAAGAATCATCGTGTCTTCGCTCGTAGCCCTGAGCTTTTTTACTAGGGCTTCCATTCTTACGAGCCTTTCGTAGTAGTCGTGCGGCTCGGGTTCGTTAAGTGCATCCTGCACTTCCGTATGTAGTTGATATATTATTTTTTTCATAGTTTTTATTGGTTGATGGTTTAGAATATGTAATGGATCTCGTATCCGAGCTGTTTTAAGGCTCCGATGTTTCGGTCCGTGATAGTCTTTTGCCCAGTCAGGACTGCTAGGGCTTTGGCTTGGTCCATGTCTACGACGTAGAATAGCTCGTTACCATAGACTTCACGTTTGCGGAGGGTGATTGTAGTTCTCATTTTCATAATATTTATTGGTTAGTTGTTAATCGTAAGCGGGATGCTTACACCCCAAAAGCCCCATAGCTAATAGCTATGGAGCTGTGGAATTACTTTGTTTTCTTGATGTGCCAGATTACGTGATTTACTCTGACGTAATCAACTTTGTCCGCGTATCCGCTTTCAAACATAGCCCAGTTAGCGTGCTCTTTAGCTTGCTGTTCATCGCCGAAGGTATTCACTTCACAATTCAGATGACCTCCTCCTTTAAATGATACTTTAACTTCAAAGACATTATCTGTTTTGTATGTGACAACTTGGTATTCTTTTGTTTTTTCCATAATATTTAGTTGGTTGATATTTGATTAGTTAATTATAAGCGGAGTGCTTACACCCAGAAAGCCCCATAGCTAATAGCTATGGAGCTGTGGTTTTATCTGTTTAAGATAAAGTTCGCGGCTTTCTCAGCTTGGCTTGCGGCGCTGACGAGTAGCTTGCTATCGTTCTTTAGTGCTTTGAGCCATCCCTTGAGGTAAGCGCTTGAGTTATCTACTGTGCGTTGCAGGATACCAGTTTCTCCGCACAAGAAGCAGGCTGTGAACTCAGCGACGAGCTCCTCTTTGGAATATACTGCGTCACCGAATGCGGCGATCTTCTCGATGCCTTCGCGGTTCAAGCGGCTTTCGTGACCAGTAGCGTGCGCTAGCTCGTGGAAGAATGTTGAGTAGTATTCATCTGAGCTGTTGAAGCGCTCCAACTTTGGCATTGTTACGCTGTCCTCTGACGGACGGTAGAATGCACGATCTCCGCCGAACTCGAACTCTGGCTTACTTGGCATTCCCTGAATAACCTCTTCGCACTCCTCGAGCTTTTCGTTTTCGTTCAAATCCTTGATTTCAATCTTAGGATATTCGACGCCTTCGCATTGTTCGACATTGAATACTCTGTAGTATTTAAGTAGTGGCACTTTCTTGTCCGCGATCGCCTCCTTTTCGGGGATTGGCATTTTACTGGGCAGGAGCTTTTCATTCTTAAAGTAGAGGAATTGCCAATATGTGACGAGGGTGGACTTTTCGCCTTTCATTACGTTTCCGCCTTTCGCAATGGCTTGCTTGTAGGTTAAGTAAAAGGGTGAATCGTAGTTATTGAATGAGAGCAGGAAGGCATTGATTCCCTTGTATGGTTTCTTGGTGATTAGGTTTGCAGGTCGATGCGCTGAACTCTTCCATGGCTTCAGCCATGGAGCTAGGTTCCCAGCTTCGATCTTTTCGATGACTTGTTCGGTAACGATTTCGTATACATTTTTGCTGTTATTTTTCATAATATTTTTCTATTTTATTGGTGATCTGTGGAGAGGTCTTTCGACCTCAAATTTACACGGGCTGTCAACCGTTCCAGAAGTGGAGCTACATTACCAATCTATGTCCCATTTACTACGTCATCGAGCTGACTTTCGTCTAGCAGTTTTCCACTTACTGATCCTTAGGTCCTTGCGGACGGAAAACCCATCTGGCGCATCTCACCAGAGTCGGTAGCATTTGGACTGTCAAGGAACGATGCCAATCAAGGTGACTAGATCTTAGCTACATGCAATAACATAATTTTTAGAGCGCACAAAATCTGTCGTAAACCATTGCATATCAGTGAATAGAAATTTTCATCTTTTTTTCAATAGTTCGGAGCAAATTAGCTATAATTAGCTTTCAAGCGTTAAGTGCTTGGTTATTAGGCACTTGTGATAGTTATCTTCTAATGCTGTGTTTATCAACGACTTACGTAATGCGTTGTAGCTCTGCTGTAACCCTTAAATGCATGGCATGTACTGCACTGAGATGTGCTGAGAATACATTTCCGCCGAGCAGGATAAATCATTAGCTCATGAGCGCTGATGCCAGTGCTGAAGCGGGCTAGATGACAGCCCTAGCTAGTAGCCAGATAGCTAGATGTAGCTAAGTGCTTGAGTGATAGTAGCTTAGCTCGGATTGCCTGCCTTTGCCGACGTTCGCCGCGCACAGGAGCACATAGGGGGGAGGGGGTCCAGATTTTTTGCGCGTTTCTTTTAAGTAATATATAAACTACCCTTTAAAAAAATTGAAATCCTATGGGTTTCTGGGTAAAAACTATGCTACGTTGTTGACACCTATGTTATAATACTAGATATAAAACCAATAACCTGCTGGTTTAGTTCATTTCCTTTATATATATAATGTATTCTAACTGGTATTGGTTCGCCCTGTAGGGCAAATGCTATGAAAGAAATAGATACAGTTAATGAGTACTTCGAGGAGATTCAAAATGATCTTCAGGAGGGCATAGAGGACGCTATAATTCAAATGCGCGAAAAGAAAGCGCTTACGAACTGCAAGAGTCTAAGTAGGCTTAATCCCCAAAAGGTGGCTAAGGTTCTGCATTTAGCGTCCATTGGGGTATCTCAGACAGCTATGGTCAAAAAGCATAGCTTGAACAGGAGTACTATAATCTCCGTCCTAACGGACTACGCGGATTACATGGGGCAGTTCAAACAACTAGGAGGTAAGCTTGCGGCGAGGAGCTACTTGAATTTAGAATCCCTAGAAGAGGATATTGTTGACGCCCTGCGTGAAAGAATTGACGGGGGCTACATACCAGAATTCAGGGATTTAAAAGAAATTAGCATAGCCAAGAGCAACTCCCAAAGGCAAGCAATGACTGCTCGTGGGGAAGCGTCTCAAATAACTGAGGAACGCAAGGTCTATACGCAGCAGGATTACGAAGATACACTTTCTGCGGCAAAAAAACGCCTAGCTAAAATTCGAGAAGAATCCATAGAGGCGGAAGTTATAACAAAGGAGGATACTGATGGATGAAGAACTTCTTGGTAAGTTAAAAGAAATACTTGGGGAGCACTACCCGAACTACCTTATAGTGGTTCTAGACGAGGAAGGTGAAGTGCAGTCCGATTATACGACAGTTTCCGTAGCTAGAATGCTACTTCGGGAGGCATCATTGGATTTCAAGGATGACAATGTAGAGATTATATGGGACGAGGGGGATATAAATGGGTAAAGGATGCGCACCAAGAAAGGGGCATAACCCCGCAAAGCAACGAAAGAACTACGATGATATAAATTGGGGTAAAAAGCCTAGTGCTCCCAAGACGGAGCAACCCAAGAAGTCCAAGTAATTATGTTAGAACTACTAGAACTAATAATATTATCCGCTATATTTGGGGTACTGACATCTTTGTTTGTAGAATTCTTTTTTAAATAATGGAAATTAAGTTCACAGATCATCCGATCCTAGAGGCTCCGAGCGACTCAGAGATCCTTTTGCTGGCTGAAGATGACCCCAACGTCCTTCAGGAGCTCCATAAGGCTCACGAAGGGCGCATAGAGGCTTCCGTAGATGACCCTCTTAGATACGGCTTTGACCTTCAAGGGTGGGGTAGAATGCGTGAAGCCCTAGAGGATTACAATGAAGTCCTAACTCTAGGCGGAAATAGAAGTGGTAAAACTACTGGTTGCGCAAAAATGCTAATGGAGGCGGTTACAAGTAACCAAGATGGACACGTAGTATGCTTCAGCCAGAATGCGGATACCTCAGTTAAGATCCAGCAAGCGGCTATTTGGGAAATGATGCCAAAGGAGTTCAAGCGCAAGACTAAGGGCATAGAGGGATACATTAATTTTAGTATGCAAAACGGATTCACTGGATCCAGCTTCATCTTTCCTGATACCAAGACTAGGGTGGACTTCAAGACGTATACTCAGTTCAGTAATAATCAAACCATCCTTGAGGGCTTTGAGTTCGGGTTCAAGAAGCCTAAGGGTTTAAATATAGGGGCTTGGCTGGACGAATACTTGGGGACTGCGGATCTAGTCAATACTCTTAGATTTAGATTAGCTACAAGGGATTCCAAGATGATTTTGGGATTCACTCCCATTGACGGGTTCACAGCCTTTATATCGGAGTACCTCACGGACGCAGAGACTCTGGAAACAAAACCCGCCGTCCTTTTGGACTACGAGGAGGTTCCAGTAAAGCAGAAAAGCAACTCCAGAGATGCAGCAGTTGTATACCTGCATTCGGATGAAAACCCATTTGGGGGTTACGACAGAATCGCTAAGGATCTAAAGGCTGATACTAGGGAGACTATCTTGGTCCGCGCTTATGGAGTCCCAGTGCATAGCATGAATACAGTGCTACCTATGTTCAGTACATCCGTAAATGTCCTGTCCGATACCCCCAATGCACACGGTATGACATTTCCAGACATAACGGATACGTCCGAATACACCGTATATCAGGTTGTGGATCCAGCGGATGCTCGTAACTACGTTAGTATATGGGCTGCCGTAGATGCAGGTGGAGATGTATTTATACGAAAGGAGTTCCCCGATAATGACACTTATGGGGACTGGGCTATATTCGGGGATCCAAAATGGCGATTTGGTCCAGCATCCAAGAAACTTGGGTACAATACTGAAGGATACATTGATCTATTTCATCAGGCGGAAAAAGAACTGGGCTTAGAGGTTTTTGAAAGAATAGGGGATTCCAGATTCTTTGCTAGAGAAACCCTGAACTCTATGGATTTATTTCAGGAGTTCAGCGAGCGCGGGATGCACTTCGTGCCTTCGGACGGACGAAACGAGAGAATTGGAATTACTGCGCTAGACGAATGGTTCTACTACAACCCCAATGCAGAAATAGATTCCGTAAATAAACCTAGATGCTTTATTCATGAGGAATGCAAGAATTTAATACAAAGTATAATAAACTATTCTAAGGTGGACGATGCGCTAAAGGACTTCTTTGACGTCCTGCGCTATCTAAGGCTAGCTAACGCTGGAGATGGTCCAATTCACTACGCTGAAAACCTACATAAACAAGCCAAAGGCACAGGAGGATACTAATGAAACAAGGAAAACTAGGTGAAGAACTCGGGAAAACCCCGATGCAAATAGGAAAAATACGGAAAGAAATCTGCAACGATGACGAGTACGACGAAAAAACTGGGGAGCTTTCGGAGTCCGCAATACAGAAAATAAAAGATTATTGCGATGACAAAGTCATTGAACCGCAATATATCAAAGCTAAGATTATAGAGTTTCCGAATAATCCTAAATTTGTTATATGCAAAACACTTCAAGGGACTCTGTCAAAAAAGACTCCCGTATGTATCCCCTCAAATATAAAAAAATCCCTTAAGCTTGGTAACGTCATTCGATGCCAAATCATTACTTACGAGGGAATGGACTACTATAGACACGAAAAACTTGTTGATGGATATTACCCTTCAATTCCTAAAAAAGCATAGCGCCGCGTATTCTGCTTGGGAAATACTCAATCGTGCCGCAAATAACCGCATGGAAGAAATTCCTTGTGATATACTAATTGAAATTCTAGGCAGAGATGAAGTATGGTTCAACAATACTATAAGCAATGCCCGTAACAGAATTAAAAGAAACATGTTAGAATCCTAGCTAATGGACGCAAAAACAGAAGAAAGTTTCTACGTCTCCGACTCCCCAGATATAGCTGACCTTAAAGAAGAGTTTGATTCGGATTCTTTGGACATGTCTCAGTACATTGCGCAGTGCCAAGATTCCTACGATGAACGGAACGCGCTATGGGCGGGAAAAACGGATGACCTACAAAAACACGGCGAAGCGGCGTTTCCGTGGGACGGCGCATCGGACCAAGAAGTTCGCCTGATCGAGCAGTGCATTAATACGTACGTAGCTATAATGATGAACGCTCTAACGCGGAGCAACATTACTGCTAATCCCGTAGAAAGCAATGATATTACGGAAGCTAGAGTTAAAGCTTTATTTTTAAAATGGATGCGGGAGTCCTATATTAAGGATTTTGCGAATCAAGCAGAGATCGCCGCGAATACATTATTAGAAAAAGGCATAGCCTTTACTTATGTCAGCTGGGAAGTAAAAAAGAGAAAACATAAGGAACCAATAGACTTGGAGCAAATCGCCGAAATATCTCCAGAGCTTTACGAAGTTTTGGGGACTGAAGGCAGGGAGGATGAAGCTATGGCTTTGTTCGACAGAATTTTTGATTCCGTTGATAAGAAGGGCGCTATGAAGGCTCTTGAGGATCTAAGGGAAGTAGGCAAAGCTGAGATTCCAGTTGTGAAGAAAGACGTGTCTAGACCCGTCATGCAATCCAAGTTCGTTGATTCCGAGATTAGATTTCCAGCGTATGTATCCGATATCCAGAAATCGCCTAGAGTCCATGTTCGTTGTCTACTAACGGTTCCCGAAATTGAGAACAGCATTGAGAACGATGGTTGGGATAAAGAGATTGGCAGGGATCTAATTGAGCACCATAGGGGTCTAGTTAATACCTCCGCATCCTCGTATAGTGCATACGAAAGGACTTCTACGCAATCCAGAGGAATGACATTTGGTTCTGGTAACTCTACGGAATACGACGATGTTGTAGAGATTGTATATACCTACAAAAGAATGATTGACCGAAAGGACGGAGCTGAGGGCATATACCTTACTACATGGAGTCCGCAATACGGTGAAGGATTTTTGAAACACGAGCTGCTTTCTGGCGTCGAGCAATATCCATTTGTTTGCACAAAACTGTTTAATAACAATAAGAGACTTCAGGATGTATCTACATTTTCGGATATACTTCGTGGACCTCAAAAGCAAGCTAAAATAGTTAGAGACGGCTGGAGCGACAATCAAGCGGTTACAATATCTCCTCCATTCCTTCATCCAGTAGGCAGAGCGCCAGAGCAAATGGGCGCTGGAGCTTGGATTGGTGTACGCCAGAACGATACATATAAGTTCTTGGACGTCCCTAATACTGGCAAGCTGGGAATTGAGATTGAGAACTACGTTCAAGCGGAAGCTAGGGACTTAGTTGGGTTGAACCCAGAAAGTCCGTATTCTCAAATTAGACAGCAGTCCATTGTTGACAAGTTCCTTGCCCATATAGCTAGTGTACTGAAGCTTTCCTACAAGGCTTATATTCTTTATGGACCCGATGAGCTGTTCTTTAGGGTTACGGGTCAGGCGGATCCAATTCAGTTCCTTCGGGGACCGATTGATGACGAGCTCGATGTCCGCGTATCCTTCGATACTCAAAACAATGACTCCGAAACTATGAAAGCTAAAACGGATGCATTCTTGCAGCTAGCTAGAACATCTGGATCCAATAGATTTAACTTAGGCAAGGTCGAGGAATTCGTGGCTAACATGATTGATCCAGTTATGACGGACGCAGTTGTTCAGCCCGCAGAGGAAGCTCAACAAGAAATAGTGGATACCGTTACTGCGGATCTATCTAAGATCTACGCTGGTATTCCAGTGGGAGCTAAATCCAACGGCGGCGAGCTAGCCTTGCAAGTTATACAGGAGTACATACAGCAGCCCAGCACTCAGGAAAAGATACAATCTGATCCTGCATTTGCTCAAAACTTACAGCAATACAGCGCTAAATACGAGCAACAAATGGCTCAGGAGCAAAATGCTGAGATTGGAAGACTAGGTGCAGCACCAGCTGAGCTAGGAAACATTGTTACCGAAGGAATATAGTGAGAAGAGCAAAAGATAATCTAGCGGAAGCGCTTAAGGATTTGAGGGGAGCCGATCAGTTCAAGGTCGTGATCGAGTTCCTTAGAGAAGTCCGAGAGAGCAAATTTACTGCACTGGAGTCCAAATTGGACTCGGACGAGAGAGCAGACGCTAAACTGATTGGGGCTATGGTCGAGGATGACTACCTCTACAAGTTGTTTAAGGGAGAAGAAAATGGCAAAGAATCCTAAGGCATCCATGAGTTGCGGTCAGGTGCGAAGGAGCACTAGGGCTGGTAAAAAAATTATGAAGCTTTATTGCATAGACGGCAAAAAAAAGCTTGTTCATGCAGGGGCAAAAGGATACGGTCATAATTACAGCGCAGCAGCTAGAAAATCATTTAGAGCACGGCACAAATGCAGTACAGCAAAAGCTGGTACAGCTAGGCACTTAGCTTGTACTGAGCTATGGAAGGGTAAAGGGGGATCTAAAAAGTCCTCTCCTAAAGGTCGAAAGGGCAAGTATTAAATTACCTGTGCTATAATTTTTTTAATCGCCATTCTACTGGGCGTTAAAAGTAGTTATGCAAGATACAAAAGATACGGGTAACGTCACTGCCCCCGAACAAGAAGTGATGGAAACAGAATCGTCCGAACCAAAAAGCCTTGATGATATTCGTCAGGAAAGATTGGAACGGCTTAATCCAAGTGCTGAAACAGAGCCCGAAGGTACTCAAGAAATTGAGGAAACTACGGAGGACGTTGATGAGGATCCCGTTGAGGAGTCCAGTATTGACGCACCCGAAGTAGAGGACGATGGATCAGAGGAGGAGGAAGTCCAAGAGGGCGAGGAAGACGTTCTTTCTCAAATTGACTGGGACGCTCTAGATGATGATACTAGATCCGAAATTGCAACTCAAGCAGTAGAAACACTGCCAGTAGACAAGCTAGCTGAGCTAGCTAAGAAGATGGGAAGCGGTAGCGGTAAAAGGATCGGAGAGCTAACTGGGCAGATCAAAGACCTAAAGTCTCAAATAGCCGCTAAGGACCAAGCACTAAAAGAGGGCATTCAACAAATAGCCAAGCCTCAATCAGCACTAGCTGATATAAGAAGTCAGGGGGATTTAGATGAAGCTCAAGATAAAATCAAAAATAATATAAGGTTCTATCAAAAGTGGCTAGGAGGGGATGAAGAATACTTCACGCACGAAGGGAAGGACTTCTCTAGGCAGGATGTATTTAAGTACGTTGAATCCCTACAGGATCAGTACGAAGATATTCCAAAGCAAAGAGAATACCTTCGCAATATAGAAAAATCTATGGGCGAAGCGGAAGAACTTCAGAAAAAGGCTGAGTCCGAATTTACTTGGTTGCAGGACAATGATTCAAAGGCAGCTAAATTGTATGATGAAATGATTTCGTCATCCGATATAGCGATAATTGAAAGCATTGCTCCAAGCGTAGGATACAAACTGAAGTATCAGTTGTTACACGCGGCAAACAGTATGTCTGGCGAAAAATCTGCACCAAAAGGAAAAAAGATTACTTTGCCTAGAAGATTGCCTAGCACAGCTAGGGATTCTGCGGCAGGATCTGCATCACCAAAATCAAGGGGCGATGTCCGAGTCAAGAAGTTAAGAAACGCAGCAAAAACAGGGGACCTCAAAGCCGCTAGAGAACTAAGGACTTTAGAGATCCAAAACAAACACTCATTGTTCAAACGAACTACTTAAAACCCAATATAACACACAAATACTATGGCATTATCATTCGATAAATCATACGAGAATGGTGGACTTAACTCCAATAGAGAAGAACTATTGGACCTAACTACCGTTCTTTCACCACGTCAAGCACCCATTTATGGTCTGCTTTCAAAGCAAAAAGTATCCGCCGACAAGGTTGAGTGGACAGTTGACAGCCTCCGTGACCCTGCTGATGTAGCAGTAGTCGAAGGCGTTGACGTTGACTTCTCCGCAAGTGGCAGCACTGATGCAGAGCAATTCAGCGACCTAGCTAGACTAGACAATAGAGTTGAGCACTTCCGTGATCAGTTCCTCGTTTCTAAGAAGCAAGAGGTCTACGATTCAGTAACACCTGTAAAGCTACAGCAAGCAGAAGAAAAAGCTGCTTCTCAGCTTCTCCGCGATATTGAGAAATCAATTGCTGGCGATCAAGGTGCAGTTGCTGGAACAGGTAGCGCTGCTGGTAAGAGCAGAGGTCTAGGAGCTTGGATTAATAATTCAGCTTCTTCGGATGACGCTACAGCGGTTCCTTCTGGATTCGTAACTCCCACTTCTAGCATCAAGGAAGACGCAAGTACATTGACTGAAAGCGAATTCGCTGGACTTCTTGGAAGCATCTTCAATGAAGTTGGTGAAATTCAGGACTTGCACCTCGTTGCAGACACTGCTCTTCGCAACCACATCGTTGACGAGTTCACACGCGCTGACAGCACTGGTACTTCTGTACGTTACAACGTAGAAGGTTCTGAAGCTGTCGTTGAATACAACGTAGAGCTCTTCAGAGGTCCATTCGGTATCGTCAAGATCATTACTGCTAATCCAAAATGTATGCCAGAATCGGCTGTTGGTAAGCATGATCGCGGCTATATCCTCGATCCAAGTCTTCTCGCTTGGGGTGAAGCTCTTTCTATGGGCTCCACAATGCTTGAAGATCGCGGTGCTGGTCCTCGTGGCTACATTGACTGCATGGGTACTCTAATCTGCAAGGGACCAAACGGTCTTGGCAAGATTACAGACATCGACCTTGCTAGCTAATTAATTCTGGGTTCGGGGGTTTTATACCCCCAGCCCTATTAATCTTAAATAAAAAAAATACAATGGCATTCGACACATCATCATACAACGAACCCCAAGAGTTCTTTGGTACAGGGTATTCATCCGATTCCACAGGCATAACTCTTGATTTTGCAAACGCATTAACAGAAGTAACTTCAACGGAAGCAGATTCTACTGGTTCTGGAGACGCACGTAAAGTTATTTACGGAATCGCCGAGTTACTTTTTAATAAGTATCAAGCTATTCCTACGGCGGACGTTCCAGCTAAAATGACAATTTCTAGATCAACCAGCGAAGATAATTCGGCTGGAGAATTCATAAGGAATTACACCATTCAGCTTAGATTAGAGCCAGATGGCTTTGAAGTTGCCGACGAGCCTTCGTCTTAAATACATTGAGTTAGGAGGGGGTTATGCCCCCTCCTTCTCTTTTTAATTATTTTATTATGTCCTTTGAATTCACAGACGAAGATGTAGAAATTGCCATGCAAAAGATGATTAAATCCAAGTGGCAACGTGTTTTTAATGCGCAAGCGGAAGGCAACCGCAGAAAGCTAGCCATGAAATCCGCGCAAAGATTTAACGGTGGATCCTCTGATTCTTTAGGCGTTCACGTTGGCTCAGTCCCAATGGAGGAGTTCTACAAGCTTAGAAAACAATACGGTCAAGAAGCTTTTGCAAGCGAAGATTTTGTTGGCTGGATGAACAAAAAAATACTGCACCCCAATGGGATGGCAGCAACTAGAATGTAATGTCTACACAGAACTCAACACTTCAAGAACTTCAGGATTTAACTTTTGCCCTTATAGGCAGGGAATACGTAAGCACTTCAGCTGCGTTTAAAAGATTAGTTGCCTTATGGAATCAAGGGGCTAAAAAAGCTTATAGAGCTTCAAATTACTGGGAAAGATATTTGTCGGTCGGAGATGCTAGAACAGTAAGATCTGGATCCGTACCATCGGTTGAGTCTCCTGATGGGTCCCAAGTATTATCCTACAATTTATCCGTTACGGGAGGGGATGCAATGTGCACCGCGCTAAGCGGAATTTACGTACAAGACGGAACTTTGGACAATAACCCAAAGTATTCATTATTTAAGAATGGATCTGTAGTTTCAACAATACGTGCCACCGTCACTGGTGGATACTGGATAATTGGAAGCGAAGAACACGGAGATAAATTGTATTCCAATTACGTGGACTCAAATGTGCCATCATCTGGGTGGTTTACTTCATGTTCTCCTGAGCCTACAATATCTGTATCCAAAGTGCAAGAAGACATAGATACATTTCTTAGAATTTACAAGCAAGAACCATTTTCGGGAAACCACGTTCAGGAGTCCGATTTTTACGTTAAAAATGGATCCGCAAAAGTAATGGGGTCCTCAGGTGACGCAAATGTAGTTTTTGTTACGCACAAAAGAGTTTTCGATGTTGATTTAGCAGCGACGGACGCCCCAAGCACTTTAATACCGCAGGAATTTATGCCCTACATGGCGCATTACGCGGCTTATACTTGGCAGAGGTCGGTGGATT